CGACTTTGCGCTACTGAATCAAATCTCAAGGCAATGCGTGTTGCTAAACTTAACGCTGAAACTGTGTAAGGAGTAAATTATGGCAATCGTATATAATGTTCAAATGCACCCTGTATATGAAGGGCATATCAATGACCATAAGGTCCTGACTGAGCGTGAATTTACTACTTATCAGGATGCTATTGACTATGTGGAGTTCTTCAACTCAATGGGAGCCCAGGGAGTCATTGCTGTCTACACTGGTGCCATTGATACAGTCTCTGGTGAAAATCTTTAAATAAAGGACTTGTAATGTCTCGCTATCAAAAACCTGCTCCCCTCAATCTTAACGCCGATGATGTGTGGGCAGCCGCTTGCATGGCACAACGCCTAAATCAGGGTTACATCAAGGTAAGTGAAGATGCTCCGGCAGGGCAAACAAATCGCAATTTAGTAACTCAATATCTTGCCGACACTAGTAAGATCACCGACGAGGATCGTGAAGAAGGTAAATTGGTTCGCAAATTCTATCAAGCATACACATTCAAAATCCTTAAAGGTATCAGGTTGTCTGATTTTGACAACACCGCAATGCTACTTGCTAATCGTGAAACTATTGATACTGGTTTTGATATCGCAGTAATTACTAGTTTGCCCTCAGGCTACGTGCGCGGCATGAAACGTCAAACAGTGGACCAGCGTATAGCATTCGCTACAGGTGGATTGATCGGTAGTGTAGGTGACAAAGTGTCTCCTTCTATTGAAGTACTCAAATCTGTATTCTCACAAACTTGGAATACACATTACATTACTGGTATTACCAGTGATGACCAAGTGTTGTTCTTTGCGTACAAACAACAACTAGAAGTGGGCAAGATGTATGACCTTTATGGTACTGTCAAAGCACACCGTGATAACACTACTCAACTTAACCGTGTAAAGGTAATCGTATGAAAGCAAAATTAGTATTGGGCATGTTGCTATTGACTTTAATCTCAGGATGTAGTACAATAGCGGGGACAGTAAAGGGAGTTGGTGAAGATGTTAAAATCGGAACTGACTCATTATCTAAAATTATCAAACCTAATCAATAATTATGAAAAACTTTTTTCTAGGAACACTATTCGGGATCGTTATCGCCACAGTAGGCTTTAGTGGAATCGCTAAACTACTTGATAACAGCGTGAATAAGACCAAAGCAATTGTAGAAGAACAGGCCAAATAATGGCTTGGCTAGCGGTTCTATTTTTGATTATAACAGGTCATATAGGTGCCGCTATGTTGTTAGCATTATTAATTTTAATCTTTAGTTAAGTATGTCTAAGCTATCATTGTTTCCAGAGGAAGAAACTAAACGCCAGGTCGGCGAATTAGTTATTCCTGTACACACAACAGAAGCATTGGATAATTATTTCTTTAGAGGTTATAATCCCGGCAAATTTGTTAGTAGCATACTTATTAACAATTTATATGGTGCCGTAAATAGTGCAGATATTGCCAATCGTCATGCTATCTGGGAAATAGTTAAATGGTTAACTACTGACCCAAAAGTCCCGCAACATGGTTTTGGCTGTGTTGAATTGTTTACAGATTGGTTACAAGATACAAACAATGTTAGAACTATTTGGGTTGACAAGATGGAAAAAGAATATATTTGGGAAACATTGAAAGGTTAATATGAGTGGCTGGAATCAAATTCAACAAGTTCGTAAGCTAGAAGAACGAGCAGATAAACTTGGATTAAAATTTACTGCTTACAAGCATGATGATATGTATGGTGAATCTGTAGCATTAGTGCCAAAAGATAAAGATGTATTGCCTATCTATGCTCGGGATGCAGTAATGTTTGCTGGCTCATTAGAAGGTGCAGCCTACTGGATGCAAGGTGTAATGTGGGCACGAGAATACGACCGCATGGCTGTTGATCGGAACCTTGACAAAAAGCGTGAACGCAAAGAACAAGATGAACGCAATAAGCAAATGGTTAAAATCTTGAAAGAAGAAAAACTAAGTTTGGTAAAAACATGATTAAAAATGTAATCATCACTGGATTGGTCTTTGTAGCAGTAATGTGTTGGTTAAAAGTTGACCCCGAATGTGTCAAGACAGCGGATCCAAATTCTGTTATCATTGAATATGAATGTTCCAATCTTGATGATTATGAAAATGTCCCAGAGGAAGTTGTAGAGGAATGTAAATCTAGGGCAGTAGAAGCCACCCACAAAAAATAAAATGTAAGCAAAAAAGCGAATAAATATAATATGTGTATATATAGGAGTATTGTATAATGTCATCTAGTTGGATAATTAAATTAAACGAGAGCGATAGTCGCCTTCATAAAGAAGATGTACTACGCCAAGCCCTAGCAGCAAGTGTCCTAGGGAGCATAAACGCAATTAATTTTTTAAAAGGTGTAAAGGCTTGTTATAATCCTTACATCACGTTTGGGGTTCGTCAAGTACCAGAATCTGACGGTCTTGAAAATCGTACTAATAATTGGGATGCCTTTCAAGATTTGCTAGTAAAACTTAGTACCCGCGAATTATCGGGTAATGCCGCTATTGAAGCTGTCAAGAAAATGGCATGGAATTTTGACAGTATTGAATGGAATAATTTTGTTGCGCCAGTCTTACGCAGAGACCTTCGTGCAGGCATAAGTGATAAGACAATCAATAAAATATGTAAGGGTACTGAATATGAGATACCAATATTCAGTTGCCAATTAGCAACAACAAGCGAAGATCGTCCCGAAATGCAGGGCATTAAACGCCTTGAACCCAAACTAGATGGTGTACGTGTATTGATGGTAGTAAAGCCCAATAATATTGGTAGCGCGGTTGTATCAAGTTTGAGTCGTAACGGGAAAGAATTTGATAACTTTACTTTAATTGAAGACCAAGTTGCTAACAATTTCAAAAGTATTGTTGAAACTAATAAACGAACATTAAAGCAAGGTTTTGTATTAGACGGAGAAATTATCAGTAGTTCTTTCCAAGAATTAATGAAACAAGCACGTAGAAAAAAAGATGTTAATTCTGATGATAGCGTTTTTAATATCTTTGATATCATTCCTATTAATGAATTTTATCACGGTACCTATGAAGAACCACTAAGTAAACGTCTTAAGATATTAGATAAGATGCGTCCAGTAGTTGATACTATGCCCAATGTTGAATTCTTAACAAGCATCAAAGTTAATTTGGATACTGCTGCTGGTAAAAATCAACTAGAACGTTATGCCAAAGACAATGTAGCGCAAGGGTTTGAAGGTATTATGATTAAAGACCTTGATGCATATTACGAATGTAAACGTAATACATCTTGGATGAAATGGAAACCTACACTTACTGTAGATTTGGAGGTCATTGATGTTCAAGAGGGTACTGGTAAAAATAAAGGACGACTTGGGGCTCTTGTTTGCGCCGGCCACGATCAAGGGGTCGATATTTCAGTCAATGTTGGCAGTGGGTTTACTGATGCTGCTAGAAATGATTATTGGGATAACTGCGATAGTATCATTGGTCGTACTGCTGAAGTCTTATGTGATTCAATAACAAAAAATAAAGACGGTACATATAGTTTACGATTTCCCCGATTTGTTCGCTTCCGTGATGATAAAAGTGCTATAATGATTGAGGAAGTTGAAGAAGTTGAAGAGGTCGCTGATATTGAGGAGACTTCAAGTGAATGATCTTCTACAAGAATTAATGGTTGAAGCCGGATTTGCTAGAAGATTTATTCACCCAGCAAATCCAGACGGTAAACACATTTCTGTTGATCCAGAAACAAAAAAGAAGGTACAACAATTTTCTGAATTAATCATCAACGAGTGTAAAAAACTAATAGATGAAAAGTCTAGTGAAAAATTAACAAAACATTTTGGATTAAAATAATGGCATTATTCGCAGTAGGTGATAAAGTAGAAAAAGTTAGTGGATACAAATGGCCCGGTATCGTTGTATCAGTATTTGATACACTTGACGGTCAACGTAGAGTGGTTGTAGAATGTACTACTCCAGAAGTAGCAGGTGCTTTGCACATCTATAACGAAGGTCAATTAAGAATTTCTTTGGAGTAAATCATGGTATCAATTGTTAAAAGTGAATGGCATCAAGTAGAAAAACGTTATGGCATTGAAATTGATGCCGATATGTTAACTGAGATTTATCCTGAATTGGATGAAGATGCTATTGAAGCAAAACTTGCCGCACTAGAATCCGGTGAAGAAGATGTTGAAGAAGTACTCAATGAAGCCTGGAACAATGATGTAGATATTGATTGGGATTATCTCAATGAAGATGATTGGTGGACTGACCGCAAGGGCGGATATGATGTTACCTACAAAGTAGAAGAATGGAAAGTACATGAGGACTATGTATCTCCTGTAACACACAAATGTACTAAGTGTAAGTGGACCGGCTCGCAATATGAAGCCCAATGGTCTTGGGAAGATAAAGACGGTAAAGAATTAGACGAGGCAATTAAGATTTGCCCAATGTGTGATAGTGCTACTGAATTAACAGAAGTAGGCGTTGAAGAAGCCGCAAAGGATGCTGCTAATAAAGCTAAGTGGGCTAAGATAGAGGATGAAGAAGATGACGATGAAAACGTTGGTACTCCGCCTAGTGATGAAGAAATGAAAGAACAATTGGCAGCATTAGGAAATGAACAAGTAGCTAAATGGCCCTTTGAGGATGAACTTAACGAAGAATCTGATGATAATCCTACTGCACAGTGGCCAACATCAAATAGTAATTTTGTAGAAACTGCTAAATGGCCCTTTGACAAAGAAGCAGTAACAGAAGAATCAGAAGTACTACCAAACTATCCAGCAGGACAATATACAATTCGTATCTGGGGTCGCACCCGTGAAATCGGTGTAGGTAAGATTAGTAAACAACAGTACGAACACTGGAGTCACGAGGATCATAATGATGACCTTTCTGATGCAATGAATGAGTCATATGATTATGACGAAAATAACACACCAAAGAAAGCACGATTTGATAGTGCTTACTACGAGTACCAAGATGTTCATTCATTCTGGGGCTTTGATGAAGAAGATACTCATATGACTATCACTGATGAAAATGGTGAAGAAATCTATGAGGGTACTTTAGATGGTTTTGTTAAGGAAGCACACGGAGATAATGATAGTTATTGGGAAGCAAGTGAAGAAGTAGAAGAACTATATCCTCACTACTTAGGTAAAGGTTACTTTGTAGTATGGACACAGGGTGGCAAGGGTAGTTGTATTCAAACTACGATTGATACCAATGGTGAAGAATTTGACCCTCGCAAATTAAAATATACAACATGGGATATTGAAGGTAGTACAGTTGTAAATCGTTTAAGCTATGATGGTGATGAACTTGATGACTATGGTATGGATAGCGAACATGATAACTGGCGTGGACAATGGTCACAGTTTGATGTTTATCACAACAAGAAATAAGGATTAATATGCCATACGTATATAAAGAAGTTGAATTAGATGTTGATTTGAGTGACTTTGAAACCGATGACCTAATTGAAGAATTAGAAAGTCGTGGGGAATTATCTTCACGCACTGGACCTGGACCATATGATAGTAACGAACTAGTAGAAAAGATTTGGATGCTTCGCCGAAACGGTAAAGATTATCAACGACAATTGGATAATTTAATTTATCAAGTTACTGGTCATATAGTATGACACATCCTTTAGTAGGTAGATCACATACCTTTGAGGATGGTAATCGTATGGAGATAATCCAAGTAAGAGAAGTAGATGAACTACGAGGTGGTGCTAGTGTTACTTATTTGGCTTATCAAGGTCCCGGCATTCCGCAAAAATTAATACTCAATTTAGAACAATTCATTGATATCTACGGTCAGCTATTTGAATGACTATTTAGGTAGTCTATTGTAGACTAAATACAAAATGCTTAAAAGAATATTCAGTTTTTCCAACCTCACTTTATTAGTAGCATTAATCCTTAGCACTATCGCCGCCTGGTATAGTATTATTGGTTTGACTACTATCTTTGCTGGAGCAGTAGTTCCGGTTATCATAATGGGTTCAGCACTTGAACTTGCTAAAATTACTGCAACAGTATGGTTGCGTAAGTATTGGCATCGTGCTGGATTACTACTCAAGCTATACTTAGTACCAGCTGTAATGTCTATCGCATTGATTACAAGTATGGGTATCTTTGGCTTTTTAAGTAAAGCACACATGGATCAAGGAGTTACATCAGGTGATGTACAAGCTAAGATAGCAATATATGATGAAAAAATTAAAACCGAAAAAGAGAATATTGAAGCAAACCGCAAGGCACTTAAACAAATGGATGAGGGAGTGGACCAAGTACTGGGCCGCTCAACAACAGAAACGGGTGCCGAAAAAGCTGTGGCTATGCGAAAGTCCCAGCAGAAAGAACGTACTCGCCTTCAAAATGAAATACTACAG